GAAACATCTGTTCTAATCTCAGTGAATGGGTCAACCATACATCCATCAATAGTGATGAAGTTATCTTCTTCAATAGTCTCTACTGCTGTGTAGAATCCCTCAATGCTGAGGTCTTGTAGACCGCTATCAATTAAGTAGAAGTGTGAGTTGATAAACTCAATAGCCTTCTCTGTCTCCTCATCTGTAGCAGTGAGATGGTCATTGATTAGGAATGGCTTACGCAGATACACCCATAGCAATTCCGCAAACACCTCAGTAGGTGAGCCTGTCTCGGGAGTATATACTGCCCACTTCCAACCGCTAAACTCTGATAGGTTCATCATTAGTTCAAACCCGAACTGTGATTTACCTTGATGCGCCCCAGCATAGATGTATGTGGTGCTACCTTTCTTAACTGAATACTTGTCAAACAAGGAATCAAATCCTGTCCAAGCACCCTTCTTAACTCCTTCCTTGCGTAGTGTAGACAGTGAGTCTACTACGTCCTCTGCTTTGTAAATAATGTTTCTCATTGCTCTTGTTTTTTATTCTCCAAATTCTTTGCTGTAATCTTCCTCTTTATGTGAAAAGCTATTGCTTATTTCCTTACGATAGAACTCCTCTATGATATGGAAATCGTAAACGCTTTTACCTGTTGCTCCTACAAACGACATCATCTTTGCTATCATCTCGGGATTGCGATTGATGTGGTCAAGAGACTTTGCTCTTGTAACAAACTGAAAGGGTCTGTCCTTTGTACCTTGATACATATTGGTGTATCCGTTACCACGCTTCTTCTTCCAAGCAAGGCGTACACCAACGTCATAAATCATTTGTCCTTCGTCACTCATATTACATTTTTATTAATCGTAACCTTCTCTGATACTTACGGATAAGTAGTGCTGAGTTGGTCAGTTGTTTCTGTATGTCTTCACTCCATCCAAATCTACTGGCGTGTAGTGTTATGTTTACTTGGTCTATCATTAACATCTCCAAGTATTTCTGTATCTCTCTTATGTGTTTTCTTTTGCGTATCATTCCTCTTCTCTTTTTCCTGTTAGGTAAATCATTAATATGCTAACGGCAATCGTTAGTATAACTACCATCCACTTAAATTCTATCATCTCTCTTTGGTGTTAAAGGTTGTTGTTGCCCACACTTTAGATAGTTTATCAAAGGTGACAATAGTTCTCTTTTCATCCGTTGGGCAGAATGCTACCCCAATTTGCTTTTTCATTTCTCTTTGGTGTTAAAGGTTTCTAATATATGCAGAGCAAAGTCTGCCATCATATCATAATGGTAGTGTGCATAGGTTTGCCCTTCACTACGATTAGACTGAACAAAGTCATCAGTCATAGATAGAATCTTGTCGTGTGTATCAGTACCATATTCTTCTAATACTTTATCCCATTCCTCCTTCAGCACCTCTTTAGGTGTTGTCTTAACGATGTATTGCATCTCTTCAGCAAAGTCCCTAAACCCCTTCTTGTGTTCTAATTCGTGGGTTTCAATACATTGAATTATATCTGCTTCAAGTTCTTTAATTGCTATCACTTGAGATTCACACCACTCATCATCGCACCGCATACAATGCAGTTTACATTCATCAAACTGATGGTCTTGATAGTGTTTTTGTGCTACTTCTTTCGGTGTCATCTCTCTTTGGTGTTAAAATGTTCTACAATCAACTCAATCGCCATTCCTAAATCTTTAGGCTCTGCCATCTCTAAAGTATCATCACCTCTGCGCCACTTGTTGTGATTCTCAAGTAGTGTTACTGCTTCTTGTAGTGTCATTTTCGTTTGATTTTAATTACATAATTTATGTATTGAGGTCTATGCGAATGGCTGTACTTATTATAGGTAATGTATGAATTAATTATCTCCGTACCGCTTTCATTTACCCAATCTATAAACTCACTATGCTTCTTCATTCCATCAGTTCCAGTATGGAAAGATAACTCTCTAATCTCTGATTTGGTGAAGAATCGTTTTAGCCACTTCATTTCTCTTTTGTGTTAAAGGTTTCTTTAAAATAATCATCTGCTGATTTTTGAAAGCAGTTGCGTTGGTAGTCATCAGCAAACTCACACATCACCTCTTTCTCTTTCTCAAGTAGAGATTCAATCTTACGCTCAATCAATCTTGGCGTTTCTAAATCCATTGGTAGGGTTTTTCTAACCCATTCCAAAATTTCCTGCATTAGTGTTTTCATTTCTCTTTGGTGTTACAAGTTATTTCAAAAGGAGGGTCATATGGGTTTTTAGTAGTATTTGGCGTATGGTAGTGTATCTGTTCAGATAAAAGTATTACCGCCTCTTCTGCTGTGATATGGCTTTTCTCTATCAATCTTTGAACTATTTCTGCTTTACTCATCTCTCTTTGGTGTTAAAGGTGTCAAGCTATCGCCTGACAATGTATTATTAAAGGTCAGGTTATAGCCTTACTTGTATCATTATAGATACAAAAGTAATAGAGGGGCCGAAGCCCCTCATCACTATTTAGAATGGCATATCATCACCATCATTCACAGCTTGTGCCTTCGGCTTACCTGTGTACTCTCCTTGTAGTTGGATGTACTTACCGCCATCACGCTTGTCCTTAATCTCAAGGTTGACCCAGCCCTTTTCATTCTTGCTGTTAGTCAATACCTCAAAGTCCTGTGGACCTAAAGCTACCTTTACAATTTCACCGAACTTAGTGGTGATTACACTTGTCTTTCCAACGAATACTTTGTCGTTTGCCATCTTGATTTTTGTTTAGTTACTTGTTAATAGTTCTTTTAAATGCTCGTACCTTTCCTCCATTGCGATGACTTTACCAGCCATCTCATTGAGTCTGTTTACGTTTACTTCATTTGAATGCTCATAGCCTTCAACAAATGCTTTGACTTTCTTGTACTTGATTAGGTACTTTTTGTCAGCCATTCGGTTATCGTGTGAGCCGATATATACCGATACCCCTTTATGGTCAATGCTCAATAGCCTCGCTATCTCACGAACACCATAACCATAATCATTGAACACAGCACAGGCAATGCCCTTAGCTAATGCTACTTCTTTCTTCTTACTGTTAGACATAATGTCTGATATAGCTACACCACTTATGGTGCTTGTACCCGAGATGATAACATTCTCAAGGCTACTATATGACATCAATGTCTGCGCTGTATGGTTTAAATTCTCCATTGATAAATAATCTTTCGTAAAGGTTAATTGATTCTTCTAACTCTTGCTCACCTCTTGCAAGGAAAGCATCACCTGCTTCGTATATACCCACCTCGTAAGGGAACTCTTTCTGTACAACTAAGAAGTAAAACTTATCTACATTGAAGATAGTCTTGTACAAGTATGCTTGTTGTGCATAGTTGAAGAAAGCGTTACGCTTAAACTTGTGCATTGGGTCACGAGTGGTTTTCAAATCCACAAGGTAGTTGTCTACACCATTCCAAGCTAAGGCATCAGCCTTACCCTTGACCTTCACGACATTGCCTTGAGCAGTATGGTAGTCCATTACTCCTGGTACTTCGGGAGTGAACTCAAGACCCATAATCTCCTTGACAGCATCAACCTTCATCAGCTTGTCATACATACCTTCAACAAGGTGGAAGTCATTCTTGGTTAGTGCAATGGTCTGTGGATTCTCGGCACGGAACTCCTTGTAGTCGTTACCTCTGCGCTGACCTTCCCAACCAATGTAGTTTACCTTGTCCTCCAAGAACCTTGCGTGCAACGCACGACCTACATCAAACGCTGAGGTATTAGGCTGTGACCATTTACCTTTGTGCCATAGGTTGAACTTGGTAGGGGATTCTTTCATTAGCTTGAGGGAACTATTGGACAGGTATTCCCTGTCCGCATAGTACACCTCATCATCGTTAAACCTTTCTAATATATCCATTATCCTAACAGTTGCTTACGCTGTGCAGCCGTCACTTGGTACTTGCCTAATGCAGACTCTACCATATCACGCTTACCATCTGCGATAGCCTTTTCCATCTTAGTCATAACCTCTTTGGTTAGCTTAGGCTTAGATGCTGGTGCAGGAGCAGAGTTTCTGCCGTGGTCATTGGTAGCATCGGGGTCTTTGGTATCATCAATAAGGAACATACCATTGAGTGCATACTTACGAGCGTAAGATGAACTTGCTCCAAAGCACTGTGCGATATCCATACCCTTACGATTAGGGTCAATACCCGCTTGTGCAGTTACCACTCTGTCTACTTCTCCATCGGATACCACAACCATAGACTCAATGTAAGGGATACCAGCTACCTCAGCTACTGAATCTGAGATTTGCATAGTCAAACCATTGGTTGCAAGTAAAGGCTTTACTGCTTCCAAGATGTCCTCAGCACTGCGGTAGTTGTAGTTACCGAACTTGTTACGCTGTCCCTTCGGAGCTTTGAGTTCCGACTGAACTTTGATTAGGGATTTGTTTAAATTGCTCATATAAAATTGAATTGATTACTACTAAATTACACCAATATATTAATTATTGACATAAACATTGTTAATTTTTTTCAGTACCATCCTCAGTACATCCTTCTTGTTCTTGCTATCAAGCATTGAGTTGAGTAGTAGGTCGCTGATTGTATCAGCTACCTCATCCTTAGTCTCGTGGCTATTAGGCATCACCTCATCAAAGATTAATGCCCACTTGTTTATCTCATCTACATACTGAACATCACGATAGTACATAGCGTTGTTCACGACCTTGCTACAGTGCAACACGGTGGCGTGGTTCTTACCAACCATCCTTCCTAAGTGACTCGGGCTTTGATTATACTTCTGGTGGAGTATTGACAAAAGACATTGCCTTGCTATAATTACGCTCTCTCGTCTCGTCTTTTCTAACGGGTTCAAGTTGTATTGCGATTTGTAACTTGCTACGAGATGGGCTAACGTACTCTCCATTAACCTCTTCCTTTCCATACTTCTCTTCATTCTCATTTAGGACTCCTATAAATTTCTTAATTCTTCTGATTGCTTTCTGCTTTGCAAGGTGGACCTTGCGTACACTTGTATCTGTATCCGTAGCCAGCTCCTTCATAGAGGACTCACCAATCACACACTCCATTAAAGCTCTGCGTTGTAGGTATGGTAGGTTAGTCTCTGCATAGTCTCTTACTACATCAATGAGGTTGTCTATCTCTTTGGTATCTGCTATTGCATTGGCTTGGTACTTGCTGTACTCATCATCACCATCACCATAGGTTATCTCACTCTCATTGCGTACCTCTAAGTTCTTCTCGTTAGCTGAAAGGGAATTGGTATAGGAGTTGAGTATTGCGTATCGGAATGAAGACATAACAATGCCTGTCATATGCGCCTCGTTCTCAAACTCTTCATCTCTATTTACTAACCTCATCACATTAAGCACGGCTAAGTGGTTAGCCCTCTCTACTACCTCATCATTGTGGAAGGAGTATCCGTAATACTTTGCACAGAAGTGCAGGAACCTTCGGTCCGCAGGGAACCAATTGCGTAAGTCTCTCTCTGTTATCTTCATCTCTGTATACTATTATTATAATTACTAATACTATTACTTAGTAATAACCCTAAAGGTTATTACTTATAATACTATTATTAGTTATACTATTAGTATAAAGGGTACTAACATACAACATAAATTGGTATTCTGCATCTATGAATTGGTCTAAATTAGAATTGGTTATTAACATCTTCATCCATTTTTTCGTTCATAACTTGACTAAGCAACTTAGTCTTTAGGTTGAGAGCTTCTACTGTACCATCGTATTTTAGTTTGAGACTACGATACTCATTCCTCGCTCTCTCTATTGTGTCTCGGTACGTAACCATATCTCGGGTACGTGTCTTGTGGGTTTCCACAAATTGCTCAAGCTGTAGGAGGACTTTGATTAAATCATCGTCCTCCTTTGCTTTCTCAGCTAACTCACCCAGCACCCAATACAGGTTGCTTAGGTCAGCACTGATAAGTAAATCATCCTTTATACTCATTAAGTCCAACTGTATTTAGTTATAGGGTAGAAGTCATCTGAGTCTTCCACACCCTCATCGTTATCCATATACTTCCAACGGTGTTCATCACTATCATAATACACCTCTCTGTTGTTGTAATCGTCTACGAACTCGGGTTCTTCCTCAAGGAATACATCTTCACGAGTAGATATATATATTCCGTATTCATTAGATTCTTCCTCACCAATAATATCAAAGTCAAGGTTAGGATATTTCTCTATCATCTTGATAATGATTGGTCGGGGGTCTGCCCAAGCCGTTCTTAGATTGTACTCGTGTTCAAAAGGGAAACCATCTACACTGATAGCCATCTCATCATCACACACAGCGTTCCACTTTGTACCCCAATTATCTACATTCCATCTGTACCAATTTGGTAAGCCAAGTTCATCTAACTCTTTCTCTTTGTCGGTAGATAGGTTGTCTCTATACAAGTTCTCTGGCTGAGGTATGAAGTGGTTGAAGTCAAACTCACGACCTTGTGTTTCAAATTTCTCAGAGCCTTTTACGTTCTCCACGAACTGCTCTACATCTTTCTTTTCTCCGCTCACGTTTAGTGAGAAATAAAACCAATTAGGCATATCAATCTTCTTTTAAAATTCCTACTTTTATTACTGCGTTTCTTTTGTGGTGCATTATCATAGCCATACGAGCCTCTTCAAGACTCTCAAAGTCTTGCTTGTAGTTGGTAACATCACCTTCCCATTCTACTGTATATGTTAGCTTACTCATAGTTCTCAATTAAAAATTCATCTGTCTTTAGGTATCTACGCTTGTTGGTTGTTATGCGTACAATATTATCGGGTATAAGCGAAGTGTAACGCTTACGATTATTGTCCCACACTGTAAGCACATTAGGGTTACTTACACCCGTTCCTTTTACGAACTTAGATACTCCGAACCGACCATTGATTTTGGTCAGCTCTCCGTTCTTCTTACGATACTCTGCACCGAAGATTGTTCCTTTGCTTTGTAGCTCTGCGACTACCTCATTGAAATACTTTATCATTCTTCAGATAATTTAATGTTATACATATTAGCTACTTTCTTCAACAGGATTTCTGTGTAGTGCTGTTTATCTGAGGACATTTCCTGTGTCATCCCCATACCCCATAGATAGTCTATGGCTTCCATACAATCCTTCTTTGTTACTTGATTTATCATCGCTCTAATTTTTCTGCAAGTTAATACTTAATTTCTAAACCACCAAAGGTATATAGAAATCTTTTTGTTTATGTACTTTTTAATTTTCCGTATCACGAATTGTGCTGCTCTTTAAGTTCTGAATAATTCTTAATCATATGCACCCAGTCTGCCTTGCTGATTTCTTCCTCACAAAACTCTTGTGCTAAATCTCTTGCTCTCGGGTCAAACATATTGTATGCTCCAATCTCTTGTACGTTTAGGTACGCTTCAAACTTTGCTTTCATATCTTTATTTTCTAATCGTGTAACTACTATTTAATTCATCAAACAAATCGTGGTATAGTTCGTGTTCTCTATCTATACCGATTCTTTCCATCTCTTCGTGTATTCCGCGAATAAGTCCCTCAACTGCTAAGTTCTCTGGGTGTCCGAAATCAATCTCATTCATCAATCCCTCAAGTCTTTCTTGTTTGTCCATAATCATTATCACTTGTTTTATATATTACTTTCTATATCATATCCGTATACAGCAATCAACCCCCTGTTGAACATACGTTCCAAGTTCTTATAAGGGTTTGTAGCCTTCGGTCTTTTACAATGCTTTACAGCATATGTAATCCTCACGTCATCATCTACCTTCGTTTGGTAGTAAAATCTATATCTCCACATCTCTAACGATTTATACATTCGTGTTCCATAATATCCCCATTGTCATCTACGATATCGTAGCAACACAGCTCACAGGTTATATACTTTTTCATAGTTTAAAATAGTTATCCGTTCTCATTGCGCCATCACTTATAGCTTGGCGGTATGCTACCTCTTGCACATTGTAATTGTCCATTGGTAGATGTCTATGTGCGAACTCGTTTATAACGATGTCCATTAGGAATTGCTGTTCGCTGTCTGTTGGGTAAAATGTCTGTTTCATTATTCTGCGTTTTCTATTTCTGTTATTTCAAATCTGTGCGTATCTGCTACCTCTATAATCTCTATGTCTCCATCGTACATAGCCTCTAACAAATACTCCTCACTATCCTCATTCCAAAGAGTTACTCTGCGGTTCACTCTTACTTTCACTGTGGCTTCTATCCACACGTTTCCAATCTGTTCCATATCATTTAATTTTTGTGCAATATATAAATTATTTAATCAACTACAAACCCTGTGGTATCTTTCTTACCATCGCCTTTAGCAACAAGCCCCAACACATAGCCTTCACTATACGGTCTGTCAAGCATAAGGTCATCGCTACTATCTCCGTTCACTACGGGGTATCCGTTCCACATATCGGGCAACTCCTTACGAAATACCACACTTACAGGATATCCATCGGCAAGGGCTTTCATAGCCTCATCGTGGTTATCCTCTGCCCTACTGAAGGTCTGCACATAATTTGACTTACCGTATCTGCGTAGCTTACTCGGTATCTTTGTATAGTCATAGAACTTTAGGTTCTCCCAATCTCGGAAGTCCTTGCCTGTAAACTTCTTGATTAGGTATAGAAAGTCTCTATCACTCGTGCCATTCAGCCGTATAGCTATCTTGCTATTTGTACGCTTTGCTTGTAGATTAGCCCACTCAAGCTCTAAGGTCATTTGTGCTATAAATGTCTTCGGTTCATCTAAGAAGTATTCGGTACGGTTTATCCTTGCATTCGCTACATTGGACATTCGCCCACGCCCAGCGGTAAAGAGACACGATGCCGTACACCCTGCGCTACGATTGGGACACATATCTGCACCCTTACTGTTCTGCGTTGCAGGTGCTAAGTAAAGTATACGGGTATCTCTGCCGTTCTTCTTTGTCTTTGCGTTACTCGTACCTACGCTCAGTAGGTTCTTAGGTATCTTGTAATCTACCTGTATTTTCTCTAAGGTTTGCATACGCTCTACTTTACAATAGCTAAAGCTATTATTGCTAAAAAACCAATCAATGCAATTGCCTCAAAGGTTCCCGAATTGTCATCATTGAACCGCTCAAGGGTTCTGTAAATCTTTGCTTTCATAATTCTATATTTTATACAACACCGACAAACCCTAAGACTTACGACACGATGCAACAAGGCGCACGTATCCGCTTAAGGTTTGTCCGTTTTGAGTGTGGTCACCACTATCCGCCGTTTGGCGTTGTCGCTCTTGCGATGTGTTCAGCTATGCGCCTATTTTCTGCGCTTCGCTTTCCTTGTGTTGCGTTGCTCGTTCGCTCTATCTATACGCAGTGCGTATGTGTTTTCAATGGCTTCCTTTTGCGCCTGTGCGCGTTGCTTCCTATTGGATGCATCAAGGTTGCGGACCTTTGTCGCAAGGCGTTTCTTTTGCCCTTGCTTAGTGCTAAAATCTAAAAATACCGCGCTCATATATTATGCGTTTAAAAATTCAATGACTGCTAACATTTGCGCCTCATTAAAGCCTTTAGCGTTTAGTTTTTGCAATTGTAGGTATTTAGTATTTTTTGTAGGTATACTTACTTCAGTAGTGGCACCTAATTTTAAAAACCTTTTGCCTAACTTGTTTTGTAATTTTAAGCCCTTATATAAAGCCTTTACTAATTCGCTCACGTTGTCCGCTTGTATTTTAGCTTGTCCGTTTTGTGTTAATACTACTTTTGCATTTTTCATTTTAATGGTGTTTTAATTATTAAATAGTTTTAATGTGTTACGCCCTGTGCGCTTCGCTACAAAGATATGTTCAAGATTTTTAAATAAAAAAATAAAATTGCATCAAATAACAGTTTCTTAACATTGAAATAGCTGTATCGTAGTGGTAGCAAGGGATTGACCGAGTAAAAAAAAATTAGAGTATTAGCTGGCCTCACGGAGCGGGGGGAAGGGGCGGGGGGAAGGTGATTTGACGAATGTCAGAAGTACCTTTGGGAATATTGTATAATAATAAATACTATTATTATAATAGTCTTACTTTACTCTAATACTATTATCATAATAAACTTTACTATGGGAGTAAAGTTTATTATAATTAGTTTATTATAATAAGGGGAGAATAATGAAAGACATTGAACATTCAATATTGTATATTCCATTAGAGGCATTCTAAGAGCCTCAATTAAACACTTCTATACAATCATACCAAAACAGTAAGATATGTCAGCTAAAGAACTCCTAATAGCCTTATTGAGCGGAACAATGCCTAAAGGTGATACCAAGTCAGAGATGTTTAAGTTTTACAACTCTATGGTGGGCAAGAGTAAATACTTTCCAAAGCAAGAGAATCCAAAGACTTCTTGTGGGAGTTGTATCCAAAGGGTGAAGACTTCTATTTGGAAATGGTATCATAGTGATGAGACAGCACCAAGCTTTAGTGAGTTAACTTTCACAGGTAGGTTAGGCGCACATAACATTCCACTATACAAGATTACAGATGCCAAGTAAGAGAAACAGTTTCGGGAAAGTAGTCTCGGGTCGCGGTAGCGAACTAACAGACCTTCAGTCAAAGTTCCTTGAGGGGATTCGTGATAACGGTATGGATGCTTCGGGTAAGATTGCTAAGGAGCTTGGTTACACAAACTACTATCGTGATAGGAGAACTACGGGTACAGCTTTTCACAAGGCGTTAATGGAGATAGCCAACTCAGAGCTTAAGAGCATTGAGGCGGCCAAGGGAACGAACCTAACGGCCTTAATTCGTATTAGGGATATGGCGATAGCAAACGATGATATGAAGGCTGCTATGGACGCTATAAAGATTATCAATGATATGCAAGGGTACAAGGCTCCCACTAAGGTGGAGCAGACCAAGATTGATATTACCGCTACGATAGATTTAACAGCTCCAGACGAAGAGCAAGACTATTTGGATGTAGATGCAGATTAAGCTATACAAACCTACTGAGCCGCAGGTTGATTTCCATAGGCTCGTTCACGATGACAGCCCCTTTATTAGTTGTTTAGTTGCAGGGAGACAAACGGGTAAGACTTTCTATATGCAGAATGATGCTGTGATGAGAGCATTGAACAACCCTAAACACCGAATGTTCTGGGTCAGCCCAATACAAGACCAAGCTAACAAAGTGATGAAGGACATTGAGGGGATGTTCAGTAGCCACCAAGATTTATGGACCAAGATAATCAAGAGGTATGACCGCAAGGCGAATGAGATGTATTTTTACAATGGTTCATTTATTAAGTTTCGCTCTGCTGACAGTGGGGATAATCTTCGTGGTGCCACATTGGATTATATATACTTGGATGAGGCGGCATATATGAAGCTTGACTTTATCAACGAGGTGCTGTTGCCTATGGTTACAAGGACGGGTGGTAAGGTTACTGCGGCAAGTACATTTAACGGCCCTAACTGGTTCTACGACTGGTACAAGGAAGGGCAGCAAGAAGAGAATTGGGAACAGATTAAGTCCATTAAAAGGACATACCTTGACCTTAACGATGACAATGTAGCTAAGACCGTACTCGGTATTAAGAAGAGTATGACTAAGGCACAGTTTGACCAAGAGTTCTTGTGTAAGCCTGTGAGTGCTAATGCCTTGTTCAGCAATGTTGAGGACGCTGTTGTAGATAAATTAGATACAAGATGTGAGAGAACCTACATAGGAATGGATATTGGTGTGGCACAGGATTATACAGTGCTTACAGCGATGTCTGATGACTACAGAGTGGTTGACATAGACCGATTCAATTACAAGGAAGAGGGAATGGACTACGAGGAGTTTAAGGAAAGAATAAAATCATTCTACCTAAAACACGACAGGAACTTAGCTGCCGCATACTTTGAGGTAAACAATAACGACCTGTTGTTTGATGACTTGACAGATGACGATAGGCTCTACAAACTTATACCCTTTACAACCTCAGCACAGAGTAAGCCCGAGATTATCCGTAACCTCATCAAGCTGTTTGAGGACAAGGTGATTAAGATACCCAAGAACACGGACTTGATAAAGGAGCTTTACGACTTTAAGTCTAAGCGTAACTCTATTACAGGTAACCTACAATTCTCCAACACCGATGGCAAGCACGATGATATGGTTATGAGCTTGGCAATCTGTGCGTATTGTGCGGCAGAAGAACAGGATGGTGGAGTAACTTTGTTTTTATGATTACATTCAGACAGCACCTTGAGATATCAAAGTATTCAAAAGAAGAGAATGGAATACTTGACTACATATCAACCCTTGCTCCAGAAGACAAAGTAAGCACTACAAGAAATGTCGTGAGTACATACCCCATTGAAATGAAGGGTAGTATAAGCGATGAAACTAATAGCAGGTTCAATATATATACAGATATTATGGAACTCGTTCTTGGGCAATTTATTATGCTTGAGCAAATTATTACGGGTAAAACGAAGTATGATTCCGAAGCAGAGAACGACCTTGCTATAGCAGAATTAATTATAAGACCCAAGCATCATACTAAATTTGACAATGAAAACACTGAGGATGAGGAGGTTAATAAACAAGCCATCTTAGATTCTCCCGTTGAAGATATTTACAGAGCTGTTACCAAATTTCTTGATAATAGAGAATTTGTTTTATTCAAGCAATTCTCTGGAGTGTTTTATGAAATACCCGATGAGGAAGAAACAGAGGAAGAGGAAGGCGATGTTACATCTGAACAGTTGTTTAGCCAACAATGGTATTGGTACTCTATGGTCCGTATGTTAGCGCAAGAAGATATAAGAAGGTACTCAGATATCTATATGCTAAAGATGTCCACCGTAATGCCCGAGATGAGCTACCTCGCTCAAAAAAACAAGATTGAGTCCGCGAACCAACGCCAACAAGCGGCAATGCGTAAATTGTAAATTAAAGAAAGACAATATGAACAACCTAACAGACCTTTATAATGAGATTAAGTCCTTTGCTAATGGGCATCTTATGGTCAACGAGTTTATATTTGCGGCATCGGAGGATGACCTACAGCAATACGATTTTGATTATAGGACACTCGTATTGATACCGAGTTCTTCTAATCTATCAAGAGATTTAAATTCACCAGTGTACACGCTTTCTTTTTCGGTTTTAGTTTTAGATAAAACAATAAAGGACGATAGCCTTGCATCAATACAATCCATAGAGGAAAATATATTTATCATAGGTCAATTGCAGGATAAGCTTATGCAGTTGGGTAGAGATGTAAACTTTGACGAGGTTGAACTTTTAAACACACCGCTTGAAGATTACAATGTAACCACAGCGTTCTCTGACTTTGATATTGTTCTTTCACGCAAGCCGTACACAAGGGGCATAGACGAAGCATAGATGGCTTTTAGCGAGGGGCAATATAAGAATTTTATTAAGGTAATCGTTGTTGCTGCCGTAGCAAAGGAGTTCCGTAAGTCTGCTATTATCAAGAAGGTAGTGCAAAAGATAAAGTCACAAGGTCTTGTCGCAACAGGAGAGCTTTCAAATCCTCAGTTAACAGGTAGTATACTTCCATCAAGGGATGATAAGTTTCTTGTTGAAAGGGGAGGCGTAGTTGTAAGGACCGCTAAGATTGGACCTAATGGAACACCTGTGGCAACAGAGATAGCTGTAAGATTGAGATACGGGTTGGCTGAAGAAAAGTATGTTTACTTAACAAAGAACAGCCCAGATAAAAAGTGGTTCCCTAATATAGATAGGATTGCAGAGTGGATTAAGGTAAAGCAATCAAGAGGGAAGAGTTTCACAATAACAAGGAACGGCATAGAAAAAGAAGCTAAAAGAGATTGGGAAAGAAAGTCCGTAGCTTATATCATAGCAAGGGGGATAAGTAGGAATGGTATTCTTAAAAAAGATTTCCTAAGTCCTTTTGAAGATAAGAGTACAGGTGTAGACGCTTCTTTATCAAGAGCGCAAATAAAGATAACAAACAGATTGATTGATTTGTATGGAACTACTTTTGTGGACATACAAAATGATGTAATAGGAAATATATTATAAAATGGGTGTAAATAAAGTAACACTGCTTCAAGAAGCGATTTTATCTCTTAGTAAAGAAATAAACAAGAATGGTGAAGCTACTAAACAACAGGCTAAAGAATTAAAAAAGCTTAAAGAGCAGTACGAAAAGGTAAATAAGTTAATGCCTCAGTACAGAAAAAAGCACGAGGAAATTAACAAAGAGTTAGAAAATGCTAATAAGATAACATCTAAATTAGACAAAACTAACAAAGGCTTTTTCGGAAAACTGAAAACAGCCATAGGCACATTAGCTCGGTATGGATTAGCTTACAAAGCTCTTAATGCAACTCAAAGAATATTCACCGAATTAACCATTGGCTCTGTAAAACAATCAATCGCTTTTGAAAAGGCACTTGCCAGCCTTGGTGCAGTAGCAGGTGCTACATCAGAGGAAGTGGAGGTTCTTGGAAAGAATGCACTAAGCGTAGCTGGTTCAACAAAGTTTACAGCAATAGAAATTGTAGGATTGCAAACAGAGCTTTCAAAACTTGGTTTTACCGCAGAAGATGTCGTTGCTTCTACACAGGCAATTGCGTTTACAGCTCAAGCCCTTGGCGCACCACTTGATGCTGTAGCACAACAAACAGGTAAAGTAATAAATCAGTTTGACTTACTCATTGAACAAGCAGGGTTTGTTGGCGATGTACTTGTAACATCTATAAACAACAGTGCTTTATCTTTTGATAGTTTTGGCACGGCAATTCAGTATGTAGGTCCAATAGCTAAAAACTTAGGATTGACAATTGAACAAACAGCAGGTGCTATGGCTGTTCTTGCTGACAATGGATTTACAGCATCTCGTGTTGGTACAGGTCTTCGTGGTATATTCACTGAGCTTGGGAAGACGAGTGCAGACGTAGAGGCTTCTTTAAACTCGTTAGCAAAGCAAAACATATCTTTATCTGAAGCAGTTGATTTAGTAGGTAAGCGTAATGCAGCACAGCTTATCACATTGTTGAAAAACATTGATGCTATAGACAAAGGCAATGAAAAGTATTATGAACAAGGAAGAGCTTTGCAATCTGCTGCGAAGGATATTGATAATTTCGCTGGTCAAATGAAACTTCTTAACGCAGCATTCATAGAATTTCAAATAAACATAGGAGAGTCAATAGCAAACAGTGACATACTTCTTTCTGTGTTAGATGCGTTTTTCCCAGCAGCGGGTAAAACAGCAAGAGGCTTTCAAGCTATTAATGAAGTTGGTTTTGAAGCCTTTAATGCTGGTGCAAAAGAAGTTGAAAAAGGAGCGGGTTCTCTAAATAAATCTCTTGAATTATTAGGTGTATCTCAAGAAGAATATCAACAATCTTTAGAGGCACTAAATAGAACGGAGACATCTTTTTTAGACTATCTCCCAGACGGATTCTCAAAAATAGGTGATGCTGCATTAGCGCAAGTTCAAAAGGTAGATGGATTTAGGTTAAAATTAGAAGAGGTAGCAGAAGAAAGTAAAAAGCAAACATTGATAACAGAAGGTCAAACTATAGCTACTGATGAATACGAAGAATCGGTAAGAAGGTTGACACAGGCTTTTGAGGACCAAATAAATGTTAATGATGAAGTAGACATTACTGCCGAAAGAATTAATTCTCAGATATCTGAATACAATGCAATAATTAACACAGGTGTAAGAACACAGACTGATGCATTTGGTATAAGGTCTGAAATGGTAGAGGTAACTGAAGATGAGATAATAAAGTACAAAGGTTTAGTAGGTGCGTTACAAGGGTACTTAGACCAATTAACCAATATTTCTTTTAGTGAAGACGACCTTAATAGAAAAAGAGAGAGCGAGAGAAAAAAAGCCATAAGGGAAGAAAAAGAAAATATAAAAGAAAAAATAAAAATTGAGAACGAGTCCACTGCTAACTTAGTTAAATCTATAAATGAAAGGGCTAAACAGCAAACCGCAGTAGCGGAGACTGCTCAACAAGAGGCTGACATAGAAGCTAAACGAGCAGCAGCAGTGTCTGAAGCTTACAGGGATAATGCTAAAACAATTGCAGGATTAGTTCCTGTTTACGAAGAAAACATAGATTTAGTTGAGAACGCAGTAAAAGCTAATGAAAAATTATCAGAGGTTTTAGGAAGCGAGGTAATAAATGACGTAAGCAAGGCATTTGATAATTACTCTTCCGAGCTAAGAGATTTGAAAAAAGCTCAAGAAGATGGCACTCTGAGTCAAGAAGGTTATGAGCGAGCTGTAGCTGAACTTAGAAACAGGTTCATAGAAACGATAGAAACTTTCAGAACATTCGCAGGTACTTCTCAAGAAGTTAATAAATTTCTTGATGATATGTTAATTAACTTTGATGCTCTTTCTATTACCGTGTCAAACTCCACGGAGAAAAGCAAGAAGGATTGGGAGGACTTTACAAAGGAGTTCAAGGAAACTGCTTGGGCCGATATAGCTATGGATGCTGTTAACGCATTAGGAGAGTCTCTGGGTGCTTTTAATGATGTTGCTTTAGAGAATACTAAGAACAGACTTGCTCAAGATATGGAGGAAGTTAAAAACAGGTATGAGATTGAAGACGAGATATTAAAGTCTCAGCTTAACAATCAGTTAATTACAGAGTCTCAGTTTAGAAAGAAACAAAAAGACCTTCGTAAAATTCAAGTAGCTGAAGAGAACGCTATAGCAAAAGAGTTGTTTAATGCTGAGAAGAAACAAGACAGAAATGATGCTGCTTTAGATGGTGTTGAGGCTGCCGCTCAGTCTTATCTACAGGCGTTTCAAAACTACGAGCCTGTAACAGCGGCTATAGTTGGTTCTATTGGTGCGGGTATTGCATTAGCTCAGTCTACTGCTCAGATAGGTGCGATTAATAGCAGGAAATATTTTGATAAAAAATTTGCTGATGGTGGTGTTGTAAACGGGCCATCGCACGCTGAAGGCGGTGTTCCCTTCTCTGTACAAGGTAGAGGTGGATACGAGATGGAAGGTGGGGAGTACATTATTAATAAGCGTGCTACTTCAATGCACAGGGATTTACTTGACAAAATAAACAACACAGGCTTAAACGCAAGTAGAAACAGACAAACTAAATTTGCTGTAGGGGGGGTTGTCGGAGCAGTAACAGGTCTGGCGAGTGTAGATTACCTTGAGGAGATAGCTATGAACACAGCTATGTCTGCAAATAACAGCAGTAAACCTGTGAGAGCCTATGTAGCTGACAAGGACTTGAATAGTAATAATACAGAACGTAAAATCAGAGATAGAAACGACAGAATATAATGGCTGATTTAATATTTCAACAAGGCATAGGAACTATTTTTAGCAATGTTTCTTTAAACCTTATAGCACCTAACACGCTAAGAGAGGCAACCTCTTCGGGAAACTTTAATTTAAAGGAAGTTGTAAGAATTGTGTATACTGATGGATACGAAAAATCTGTTTATGCAATATGCACAGATAATGTTGGTGGTGCTACTTTTGAGTTTGATGAAAAAATATATCCTGTCTCCCTATCAACTTTTAATAGCGAGATAAGAGTGTATAATACCAATACAGTGCATACTGCTGACGTTTATCGCATAGCTGTAGATGTTCAGAACGGTATGTACTCCAAAGCCTATACTCAATACAATTCAAATATATCTTACTCTTTAATTATACCCGAAAAAAGAATAGGATATTTTGGAGCCTCGGATGTGATAATTACTTCTAAAGATGTAGTTTTTGTTGACTTCTGTGATACACTGGCTTATGGAGTTGGTCTTTCAGAAAAGTCATTAGACACACTGAACAACAAGTTTAGGTCTTCTTTAGAATTTAATATCGCAACACGATAGTATGGATTTTACTTTACAGCTTAGCCGTGATAATACAGCCAATAGTTATTACAATGTAGACCTGTTTCCCGAGCAACAGCTTGACTATGATTTAGATTTCTATGATAGTTTAGAAATTGACAAGGTAAGACTTCCATTCTTTACAAAGATTAGAATACCCTTAACGAATAGAAACAAAGGTTCTGATGTATTTGATTTTGACCCTTTTACTTCTTTAAGCACTGATTTTCCAAAAGATGATTTCTACTTTAAGATTACTGTTTACGGGTCTTCTTCAAATACAGAGATATCGGGAATATTAAACGTAGTTTCTTTTGAATACAACTCCTCTGAGTCCTATGTAGAGGTTGACCTAAAAGACTTTTTATCAAAGTACCTTTCGGGTATGAAAGATATTAAGTTAGGCACACTATACGGTGAGACAAACTCCTACTACAGAAACAGACACACCTTTGCTCAGTTCTTACAAACCACATCTAACGGTGGTGAGGCAGGGGTAATAGGACAAAATCCAGACTACACAAGGCCAATATCCTTTCCTTATGTTGATTTTTGTAATGATGTGGATGGGAAGTTTGGATACGCAGCAAGGCAGTTTTTAGAGTATGGTCCTGGATTAAAGAGAACAGGTATTATGCCTGTGTTCTCTGTTTCAAAGTTTTTAGAATATATAGGCCTCTACCTTAACACGGCATCGTTTCCTGTTAGTGTAGAATCAAAGCTGTTTGGATTAGGTCAGTATGCAACCAATCCTGCATTCCCCGATTTTCAAGCAGAGAAACTACATATGGTTGTTCCATCACAATTACTTGCAAAGCAGGACGTGAACGTAAGAAGATTTTCTTTACGCCAGTCACCCGCTTGGGCAGGGACTAACACCAACTTAGATAGCTGTATTGAGATAGATGGAACAGCAATGGAGATACACACTGATTGGTGGGGCAGTATGGAAACCGCTGGTAACTACGGTACCATAAATGATGCCGACCCTATATACACTGTTCAGCAGTGGGGTGCTGAAAAACAAATGGGTTTTTATCCTTACGATTTTACTAACGGAATAGACGAAGATGGGATAAGAGGATTCTTTTGTCCTAAAGTTTCTTTCAATGCAGACATTACCCTTCCATCATCAAGCGTTACCATAAGAGACTTGCAGTACGAGATACCTGTTATCCAGCGAGATAAGATGGTTAAAGATATAATACTTTCGGACCCCGACACAACTATGACTTTCAAGTTGTATGTTGGTATCTATGCTGATGGAACGATGAAAAAAAAGATACCATTACAGGATTCAAATGGGGATGACATTGTACTTGATACAACAGGTGCCACGGTTAGCCAAGGATATTCTGAAAAAGGTAATTATCAGCAATCAGAACCACAATACAGAAAATGTAATACTGGAGCAAGTAATCCCGTAGACGTTGCGATTATAGATAATGGTGCAACTTGGGCTGATAAAATAGATTTCCCAGATATTGATGTGAACTTCCCTTCGGGTCAAGAAATATTTGTTGACAGTGGTAGTGAGTACAGTATCAATTACTTTCTTGAACCCTTAGATGGCAATCTTAAAATAGAATATGTTGGTGCTTATTTTTTTACAGGAGTTTGGTGGAGAGAGTTTGGGATAACTCCTCCCGAAGTATTTGGTGTAGGAGACATCAAGAAAGCCATCACAAGAATAGGTACTCCAGATGGAATTGGTGATTATGCATTACTAAATGTAAATTTCCGCTCTAACGCAGATACATTTATATATAAGACTGATGACGAGTTTTCTATAGAGGATTCAGTTAATCAAACGTCTCCGCTAACCGTATCTGATATCTTACCCGCTGTACTCAAAAGGTTTGACTGTGGATTGTTTTACGAGTTTTCTAATGGTGTCAATATTTTAAGAGTAGACCCATTATCTATAGTTAGAGATGGTAATCAAGATATTAATTCTCTTGTTGATGATTTGAAATCAGTTAAGATAACCAATGGTGGAGACAAGGCTAAGACGCTTAACATAAACAACAAGAATTACAACCTGTATTTTGATGACTTAGATAATGATGATATAACAATTGGCTCAACTACTCAAAATGTTAATACAGAAGGTATCGCTGAGTTAAAAATAAATTTAAACTCTTCTATATACTACAAGTCTGTATGTGGTGAGGAATCGGGAGAATACAACGAGCTGACAAACTATGAAACATTTAGCGCAGCTCAATTAGGTTTTACTGAGAATATTTTCACTCCAAACAAGGATGTTGGATTAAGGTTCGCTTATCTTGACAAGCCTTTGTACAAAACGAATATGCTCGTTCCTTACTCTACGCTTGAAGGTTTTTATCAAGACAGTGATATGAAAACAGAAAGCCAAATTATATTCTCAAATATAGACTTGTCTCCTTTAAGCACAAATATAGGTGGTCAGCATATATTTAACGGAAGATTATTTCACTTCAACACGGCTGGATGGAACCTTATGTTTGAGGATTTAGATGGTAATACGACACAGAGTTATACTCGTCTATTCCAAACATCAGAGAAAATATTACAAAGCCAAAATCCCCGAATAGAGTTTGATATGGTTGTCCCCACAGTTCAATTAGCTTCATTAGACTTCTTCTTACAAACACTTGAGGCTACAAGATTTACTCAAAACAATATACTTGTTAAGAGTGCGAAGGGCCAAGTCTTTGATGACTACGCATACCTCACTATAGAAGGGATACTACAATAATTGTAAATTAATTTGATGGCTACATACAACGACTACCCACAATCTGCTACTAACAACGCCAAGAAAGTTCTTGAGTGGAAGAAGAAGTACGGAAAAGAAGTTAAGGGAATGACCTCTGTGGGCTGGACCCGTGCAAACCAATTAGCATCAAAAAGAAAACTATCGTATGAAACTATTGCGAGAATGGCTGCTTTTAATCGCCATAGAAAGAATGCTGCGATTGACCCTAAGTATAAGGACACGCCTTGGAAAGATAGAGGCTATGTTGCTTGGCTTGGTTGGGGAGGAACGAGCGGTGTTAACTGGGCAATTAGAAAAGCTGAAAGCATACGAAACGGAACAGTTAAGGCAAGTGCTGATGTGGCTGACCTCCCGTATGGTAATCGTAAGAAAAAGGATGATTACGCTACACAAGGCAAGGATGGAAGCATTAAGAAATCTCCCAAAGCACCTAAGAGCGATACTCCTAACAAGAATCCTAAAGGTGTTGGAAAAGGTGGAAAGCTATCTGCAAAAGTTCTTAAGTCTATAAAGACTAAGGTAGACGCTTATAACGAGAAGTACCCCGATAAGAAGGTAGGTATGGGAGCCGCAAAGCGTGTTGTGCTTCGTGGTATGGGTGCCTTCAATACAGGACACTCACCAAAGGTTACAAGTGCTACACAATGGGGACTTGCCCGACTAAACGCATTTATGTACTTGGTTAAGAACGGAAGACCGTCTAACCCAAAGTATGTACAAGATAATGACCTGCTACCAAAGTGGCATAAAAAAGCAAAGAAGAATGGATAACTTACCATTATTTGATATAACATTAGATGACATCGCTCAAGGGATGTATAAGATTTCTCTTGTAGACAAGCCCGCTATTGAGGAGGACTTCATCCACTTCAATGAAGTAGAGAAGGTACAGATGTTTGCTGATGAAAAGAAGAAAGAGGTTGTAGGCCCGATTATGATTCCTAACAAGGAAATCCTACGCTTCTCCACCGAGATGGGATATTACTATGTACGCTTCACTGCGGAGACAATCCAAGAGATTATGTACAAGTATTCTAAGGAAGGGTTATTTAACGCATTTGGCATTAACCATCAGAACGATACTGACGATGTAGTGATGCTTGAAGTTTGGACTAAAGAGAGTGATAACGATAAGTCTGTAGACTATGGTTACAAGCTACCAAACGGAACCGTATTCGTGAAGGCAAAGATTGAGTCTGACGAATTATTTACTGCAATTGAAAATGGAGAGATAAATGGTTTCTCTATTGAGATTAAGGCAGATATTAAACCAACAATTAATAACGAAGAACAAATGAACGAATTTAGTTTTGGCAAAGAACTTGGTAAGTTGGAGGCTCAATTTGAGACGATGACTAACAAGTACGAAGCAAGAATTGAAGCTTTGGAGAACGAGAATAACTCGCTCCTTGAAGCTGTGACATCTTTTGAAGATAAGTTTGCTGGTGTTTCTGATTTGAAGGAAGCCATTGAAATGATTCAAAAGCACATCTCGTCTATGGGTGAGTCTCAAGAAGAGAACGCTGCTGTAGAAGAAGATGAAGAAGAAATGGCTCATACTCCCGAACACAAAGAGGAGGAAGAGAAAGAAGAAATGAAGGATGACAAGTACGAAGCTACTGAAGAAGTTGCCGAGGAAGTCTCTGAAGAATTTACTGCTGAAGAAGAAGCTAACGAAGCTGAAGTTGAGGAGCAATTTGCTGCTGAACAAAAGGCTGAAGAAGTTGCTGAAACGGTAGAAGACAAGACAGTAGTTTTTAATGGTATCACTTCTGAAAAGGTAGATATGATTAACAACTTCTTTAACCGCAAGTAATTATTGTAAATTAATTAAACGAATCCTCTTAAATTAAAATAAAATGA